TCTAGCTGTTTCTTCTTCAGCTGTAAACTGTACTTTGTTACCGTTTATATTATGATATCTTGGCATTGTTTTTTTCTCCTTTTATTATAAAATTCCGTATAAGCAAATATCTCCAGCGTCTATGTTGCCTGAACTCATTTTAAATTGTATTGCTGTTATTGCACTTGTAGTGTTAAAATATCCAGCAGTATTTCCACCAACAGAATAATTTGTGGCACTATTCATTTGTGTTTGTGCTATAAAATGTTTTACAAATGTGGTTGATGATGGATTAAATAAATGTAAATAACCAGTAAAATTTTCATCACTTCCATTACCTAATTGATCTCCATGATTTAATCTTTGATCTGATGTGCTTTGTGCTAAATCTGTACTTGAACTATATGCCATTGAACCATTTGAACCATCTTCGCCATGATAATATCTAAATACTGCTGTAGTTTTTGTTATGTCATAAGAATGACTTGAAGAATCATCTGACCCATTAAAAGTAAAATTAACACCATCACTAGCTGGGTGTATATCTTTAAAAGTAAATAAATATTCTTTATAAGTAGAATCTAATACTACACTAGATGCACCATTAACAAAACTTAAATCACCACTAGAACTAGCAGTTAACTTTTTGATAAATACCATAGATCCACCACTAAGTGACCCAAAGGCTGATACCGATCTAACTCCTCTATCATTAAGTGTAACTATGCTCATTATGAATCCTTTAGTCCGTAGAGTTTTATAGTGCCAGCATCTATGTTACCAGATGACATAGAAAACTGAACTGCATCAACAGCACTTGTTGTATTTAAATAACCTGCGTAAAAATGAAAATGACTTTCATCTCCATGATCAGGATAGTTTGTTTGGCATAAAAAATGTTTTACAAAAGTTGTAGAACTTGGGTTAAAAAGAAAAAGTTCACCGCTAATACCATGATCATTATCATTACCACTTTGTCCGATCTGTTGTGCTCCTGAAGATTGTGCTTCATCATTTCCAGTAATATAACTTAAAGCACCCCCACTATCATTTTCTGCATGACTTGCTCTAACAACAGTTGTTGTTTTAACTGCATTGTAAGCACTTCCAGTATTTGTTGATGCATTAAAATAAAATTCAACATCATTAGTAGCTGGATGCATGTTAATATATTTAAATAAATAAATAGGATATGTAGAATCTAAAACTACATCTGATGTGCCATTAACAAAATCTAGTGTTCCAGAACTTGAAGCTGTTAAAGTTTTAATAAGTGTTAATGATTTAGCTGCCCCAGGTATAGCTGAGATATTTCTAATGCTTCTGTTGTTATAAGTTACAATTGACATTACACAACTCCATATAGTTTAAATGTTCCAGAGTCTATGTTGCCACTGTCTAACGAAAACTGTACAGCATCTACTGCTGATGTAGTATTTCCATAACCAGCTATAAAGGTATTCCAAGCATAAGGATGATAGCTATTTTTTACTGCAGTGCATATATAATGTTTTATAAAAGTTGTACTTGATGGGTCAAACAAATGTAAAGTTGCACAACCATTGCCATCATTTGCATTATCTAATCCGCCAAAAAGTATCCTTTGACCACTAGTTGATTGTGCTAAATCATTTCCTGTGTTATAAGCAAGACTTGTACCACTATCGTCTTCTTTATTGTAAGCTGCAAAAGCTGTACTTGTTTTAGTTACATTATAATTTGAACCACTATCTGTACTCATATTAAATAATAGGTTAGCACCATTATCAGCTGGATGAATATTTATAAATTTAAAAATATATTCTTTATATGTAGAATCTATACCGCTAGTAAAACTTATAGTAGAACTACTACTAGCAGTCTGTTCAGAGATTAATACTAAGCTACTACCAGTGACCCCTGAAGGGAGACTGGTAATGGATGCCATGGATCTGTCATTGCATACATTGATTGACATGGGTTAGCCTCCAAATAATGCTTTTATCTCAGCATCCGTTAATGCTTCTCCTGCTTTTAATTTAGCTTTGCCAGTTGTTCTAGAGTTTGTATATGCAGTTTCTTCATCTTTTAATTCTTGTATTTTAGCATTAACATCAGCTTCACTTGGTTTTGATTTAGTATCATCTAAAATAATAATATTTTCATATGACATTCTGTGAGAACCTGTCCAATCTTTTTTCCAACCAAACCATTGACCAGAATGCATTTTTGCTAAAGCTATATTTAACCAATCTTGATCATTCATTTTATATATCTCCTTGTCTATTCATTCTATGTGTCTGCTAGTCTAATAAATCTAGCTGCTGTAATATCTCTAGTTGAATTTCCTATTATTGTTGTACCAGCACTATCAACATCAATATCAAAACGAACTACATCTTCTGATAAACTTCTAACGTCCATTATAATACTTCCTGTTGTTGAAGTCCAAGTATTAGCACTAGAGTTTCCAGTTATAAAAGTAGTCATTTCAGTCATGGTGTTAAAAGTAGATCCATTGGTAGCAGCTTTAATTAAAGAATGATTATAACCACTATCACCATTTATATAATAACCAACTAGTAATTCTACATAATAAATACCTGTTGATGGAAAAGTAAATACTCCTGAACTTTCAGTCATTTGAGCACCATAATAACTTACAGCTGGATCAGATCCATCATTTTGTTCCCAATTTGAAGCTATAGGTGCAGCATCTCCAGTAAAACTAGTTGTTAATCTCCATTGAGATGCCATTGTAATTCCACCACCAACATAACTTTTAATTCTTGACGCAGCAGTTTTTCTTAAAGTTCCACCAGCACCATCATCAATTAAAAATAAATCTGCATCTGCTATATCAGCTCCAATGTCTGTTTCACCAGATATAATATCTTGTGCTAATTTTGCATTAGTTACAGTATTATCAGACGGCTGGCCGATGTCGAGCACGTTACCTAATATTTGAACGAAGTCAATTGAGTCCCCTGTCGCCAGATTCGAGGCGAACGTCATCGTACTACCTGAGATTGTAAAGGATGATCCTGGTTTTTGTAGGATACCATTAAGTGACACCAGCATATGATTAGCTGATTCTGGGGCAACATTAACACCCCCTACTTGTAAAGTGTAAGCTGCCTGTCCATTTACGACTGATATCGCATCACAGACTTGAAAATTGCCTACTGTGGGGGTCTTCCCTATGTACATTCGTGTTCTCCTTTTTGTTTGTCTATCATATTAATTAATTCCGTATAATGTTATTGTTCCAGCATCTATGTTTCCGCTTTCAAACTTAAACTGTATTTCATCTATGGCTGATGTGGTGTTAAAATATCCAGAAGTGAACATATCTAATTGTATTGATTCTTCTTGTTCTTCATATCCTACTCTAGCTATAAAATGTTTTACAAAAGTTGTTGATGATGGATTAAATAAATGTAAAAATCCACAAGCACCACTATCATTTGCAGCGTTTACATTAGAAGTTAATCTTTGAAAAGATGTTCCTTGTGCCTGATCATTTCCACCAATATAACTGACTGTTTGTGCACTGTCATCTTCTGCATGAAAAGCTCTAAAATTAGTAGATGTAATAGTTTCATTATAACCACTTCCTCCAGCAGCATTTCCTTGAAAAACAAATGCACTATTATCTGTTCCTGGATGTATATTTGTAAATAAAAATAAATATTCTTTATAAGTATTATCTAAAACCACATCACTAGATCCATCAACAAATGATAATGTACCAGATGAACTAGCAGTAAGTTTTTTAATAAACACCATAGCACCACCACTAAGTGTAGCCTCTAATCCATTGGCACTAGAGTTAAATCCAACTGTCTTACCTGCTGTTGGTGTTACATTTAAACTATTAAATTTTAATTTATTAAGTGCCATTAACTATCCTTTATTCCATAGAGTTTGATAGTGCCAGAAGCTATATTTCCACTTGCCATTTTAAATTGAATGGCATCAACTGCTGAAGTTGTATTAAAATATCCAGCTTTTCTAGGATTAAGAGTATTAGGATCATTTCCCATATATGTTGTTTCTGACATATAATGTTTTACAAAAGTAGTTGATGATGGGTTAAATAAAAATAAAGAACCAACTGCTGAAGCATCATCTAGATTTCCTAAATTATCACATAAAACTTCAAAAGCTGTACCTTGTGCTTGATCTGATGCGGCATTGTATTCAATAGCGGCATCACTATCATTTTCTAAATGATAAGCTGTGAACCAACTAGAAGTAGATGTAACACCATAACTTGAACCAGTATTTGTTGATGCTTGAAAAGTAAAATCAACATAACTACTATGGCTTGGGTGTAAATTAATAAATTTAAATAAATAAACAGGATATGTATTATCTAAAACTACATCGCTACTTCCATCTACGAATGACAATGTAGAACTATTACTAGCCGTTAAAGTTTTAATAAGTGTCATGCTAGTACCAGAGGAAGTTTCAAAACCATTAGCACTAGAATTAAATGCAAGACCTTTGCTAGCTGCAGTTGTTAAATCAAAACTATTATAATTATATTTTGTAAGGGCCACTATGATACTCCATACATTTTGATTGTGCCAGCATCTATATTGCCACTATCCATTTTAAATTGAATAGCATCTACTGCACTGGTTGTATTTCCATATCCACCCAAAAATTGTTGAATACTATAATCACCATCTTCATAAAGATTACAAGTAGCCATAAAATGTTTAACAAATGTTGTACTTGACGGCTCAAATAAATGAAGCTCGCCTGATAAACTTTGATCATTGTCATTACCTATTCCAAAACCTATAGTTTGAAACCCTGTTGCTTGTGCTAAATCTTGTTGTGGATGATAAGCTAAAGCTGTGCTATCACCAGCTTCATTGTGGTAAGCTCTAAATAAAGTAGATGTTTTAGTAACATTGTAATTTGAACCTGTGTCTACACTCATATTAAATTGAAGTGCACTTTCATCTACACTTGGATGTATATCTATAAACTTAAAAATATATTCTTTATAGGTAGAATCTATATCACTAGTGAAACTTAAAGTACCACTAGAACTAGCTGTTTGTGTAGCTAGTAATATCAAACTACCCCCAACATCCCCTGTCTCTAGACCATTGTTGCTTGAATTAAACTTAATCGCCTTGCTTGCAGCAGGCGTTACATTCATGCTATTGAAGTTGACCTTAGAGAGTGCCATGGGTTACTCCTTTGGGTTATCGTCTTTAATCTTTTTAATTCTAGCTTTCCATGCATCTATATCTTTATAGATCTCATCTAGCTGTTCACCTATATCTCCGTATAAATTTTTACGAGTAGCCCTGACTGCATTATTAGATTCTTCAGTATTACCTGCAGTTTCATATGATGTTAATTGAGAATTACTTGGTTTAGATAAACCATCTACCGACCATGTATGGATATAATCTCCAGATCCATCATTTTGTAATCTAATATTATTTTGTTCATCTTCCCAAGTTTTAGAGTTTGCCTCTAAGTAAAGTTTTATTTTTGTAAAAATTGATGCCATAATTTATCCTATGCTGTTATTCTAAATGCTCCAAAATAAGTATATTTATCAGTAGATTGAAAATAACCTTGATTATTTCCAGAATTATCGTTTACTGCACCATACAATTCAACATAATCAGATGACCCATTCATATCTAAAACAGCAGAAACAAATACAACATCTGATCTACCAGGATTACCAGAATGATTAAATGCTGCATCTCTATATTGTGATCCATTTTTGTAAATTACTGCGTATGAATTTCTTAATCTATCATCTCCATTTGCATTAGCACCAACAGCTCCATAAACATAATATTTTCCAGCTACGGTTGGAGTAAAACGATAGTTTGAAGAATTATCATAATCACTATCAGTATCATAAACTTCTGTATTACATTGAACTTTTACATAAGTATTATTTGTTAAATATCCTGTATTACTTCCTAAATATGCTTCAAAAGCTGGTGTATTTTTTTCACCCACTAAACTTGCATCTATTCTTTTTAAAGTTCCAGCATCACTTATTAAAAACTCATCAGTGTCAGCTGGTGCAGAAGTTAATGCATCTTTACCAGATATTAAATCATTACCAACCATAGCAGCCGTAATACTATTTGTTGCAGGTACAACAGTTTGTAATGCTCTACCTAGAAATATACAGTACATCGTATCTGTCGTAGCCGTTGCCGCAGATAGTGTTAAAGCAGTTCCTGTAGCAGTATATGCTTTACCTGATCCAGGTTGTTGCCTTACATTATTTACAAAAAGAGCTATTTCATTTTCATTAGCTACCGCATGATCCAGAGTATAGGAGGTAGTTGCACTCACAGAAAAAGTCTGAGTAGCAAATGAAGTAAATTTCTCTGCTGGTTGAATACCAATATAGGCCATCTTATGTGATCTCCATTATAGATAGTGTGCCTGATAGTTTATCAGCTACTGAACAATCAATTTTTATCTCGTCAGTTGCTTCTAATACTACCTTACCTCCAGACAATAACTCAAGTGAAGTTCCTGCTGGGATGCTCACATCTTTGGCTAAGAATGAAGTACCATTTGAAACATTATTAGCACCACCTCTACTACCTGTATCACTAACTAATTCTACTTCTGCAGTTACTGCAGTTGTATGAATATTAGTAAGAATCAAGCCTAGAACAACTGTAGTTGTACTTCCTGCACAAGTGTACATTTTGTACGCTGTGCCTGCCGAAGCTGGTTCTGCTGCAAATGTTACTACCTTAAACGTATTTGCCATTTATTTCCTCCTATTTACTTATATATATTATATCGTTGTTTTTAAAAAAGTCAATGATTATTACCTAGCCGAGTGCGATAGCTAGAGCTGTAGGATCGTCTGTTACAAATCCTTGAGCTGACATTAGGGTTACTACTCTTGATAATGCTGCTTTTCTATTTGTACCACCAGCACCATCATCAACTATAATTAAATCTGATGTAGTTAAATCTGCACCAATATCTGTACCACCATCAATATCTAAATCTACTAAAGGTACAACACCATCTGGGAATACAGGTGCTTGACTAAATGTTACAACTCCACTTGATGAAATTGTCATAGCATCTGCATCTGAAGCTGATCCTATTTGACCATCATCTGCTATTCTAATATCATGATTAAATACAGCAGTACCAGCATCGGACATATCTAAAGTTAATGCTGTAATCCCTGAACCACCATCAAATCCTTTAAAGACCATATCTTTTTCATTACCTAGAACTTCAATAAGAAAATGATTACCCGTTAAATCAAATTGACCAATATTACTAGTTCCATCATGAAGTATAAGTTGTTCTCCAGTAAGTTTCATTATAACATCACCACTAGAATTAATTGTTAAGTCTGTTCCGTCACCTTCAATCTTTTCTCCGTCATCACCAAATGTTAAACCAACATTAGCTGGTATATTTACATCTGTTGCAGCATCTAAATTAATATCTACTTCTGCATCAAGAGTAATATCACCAGAAGATAGTGAATCTATCTCAGCAATCTTTGGTGTAGTCAAAGTTTTGTTTGTTAAAGTATCTGTTGATATTAGAGATACTAAAGTTGAACTTGAACCTGCAGGAAGGGTAAGTGTATTTGTAACACCTGCACTATGTGGTTGGGCTATTACAATCTGTCCATGTGAGTTAGATTCACAGTTAAATTGTATAGCACCTGAATTTGTATTACCTCTAACAGTTACATGCCCTGTACCATTTGGTGCTAATTCTAAATCTGCATTAGAAGTAGTAACAATATCACTACCATTTAGATCAAGATTACCACCCAACTGTGGTGTAGTATCTTCTGATACATTTGATATTGCACTTGATGTAGCAAGTCCTGATACAACAGTTGATCTTGCAACTTTTTTAAGACCACCACCTGAAGTATCTACTGCTAAGAATACATCATCACTAGCTATTGAAGATATCTCTGATAATGAACCTACAGCAATTGAATTAAAGTTTGTACCATCTGCAATTAATAAATTACCTGCAGTGTTAGTACCCATGATAATATCATCACCAGTTACAGTAAGATCTCCACCTACAACTACATCACTATTAAATGTTGCTTTACCTGCAGCACTACCATCAATAGTTAAAAAAGTTGTATCCGCACTTCCATCAGTACCTTTTAATATAATATCTGTATCATTACCCTGTGCATCAATTGTGATATCACCAGCAGAAGTTGCTATATTAACAGCAGCATCACCAGTAGTAAAATCATCATATGCTGTAGATAAACCAGATTGAAAATATGTTTTAAATGTAGCAGCACTTGTAACTTTCATAGTACCACCATCATTATGTATGATACCATCTCCATCTACTACAGCTGTAGTTCCAACAGTAGCACCACCATCTATTAGATTAATCTCTGCACCAGTTGCTGTGATACTAGTACCACCTAAACTCATAGCATCAGCTACTAAACTATCAATATTTGCTGTACCATCTATAAATAAATCTTTAAACTCAAGAGAGGAAGTTCCTAAGTCTATATCACTATCTGTAATAGGTACAATAGCACCATCTTGTATTCTTAACTGCTGTACAGCAGCTGATGATACTTCTACATAAAATTCTAAATGATTATTACTTGTATCAACAAGTATCTTATTTAAAGCATCACTATCTCTAAGAGTAGTTACAGGTCCACCATCACCCGCAGTACCATCATGCGTGTGTCCTGTAGATGCATTAAACGCTGCTAATAACTGGTTAAACTCATCATTAGAATGAGCAGCCGTTATAGTATCGCCTGATGTAAATGTTGATTGTCGTGCTGAATAGCCTGCCATTATCTTCTTCCTCCTGGGGTAAATTCTAGTTGAAATCCTTTTATTGAAAAGGCATCTGAACTACTTTGATCGTCAATCTTTAGTGCAACTGCAAATCCAGATCCTTCTACTGATTGTCTAATCAAAGGTATACCTGATGCATTATATGTTGCATTATTGTATTGGGCAACTCCATAAACTGCTGCACCTCCACCTGATGTTATTGATATTTTATCTGGTTGAGGAGTATTCTGATCATCATAATCATATCTAACTGCTAAATCTGCTGTAACAGTTGTACCTTCTCCTTCGTAGTTTAAATTAACTCTTTGCATATATTTTCTAATACCTGGATCACCCATAACCATATCTGGTGATCTAAATACTGCTAATATTGTAGAGTTAGTAGATCCATTAGCAAATGTATTTCCTGTTTCCATTTTATAAATAAAACCATCAAAACCACCAAATACCTGTGTCTCGACACCACTAATAAAATCTGAATCTGTACATGAGGGTTTAATACCTATCATGTCTGAATATTCAAAACCAATATTTCCTGTATTAGGATTAGTTTTTAATACTCCTATAATTCCTTTTGATGAACCTTGTGATCCTGAAGTTGTAGGATAAAATAATCTGTATTGTGATTTATCCCTAATAACTAATGATGATATTCTATTTAATCCTACATCATCAATTCTAGATTGTATTTGTCTAGATATAGATCCTAGTTCAACGTCACCAATTCTAGCTGTACCAGCAATAGTTCTTAAACCATCTGGTGCTAAAAATATAAC